GTTAACCAAAGACAAAACTCTTTAGGTAGCAATGCTCCTTTATTTAAAAAGTCTTGTGGAAGTTACAAGAAATAAAAAAATGAAAAATATGAAACAAACAGCAATTGGACAAGTAGGAGAAAATACTCTATGGGATGGGCCACTTAGCCAATCAGGTAGACCTCACGCTAAAGGATCTAGCTCAGGATCAAAAGGCATGAAGCTAAAGTTAATGCAACCTTGTGGTTGTATTGGTGATTGCTCTTGCTCATTATCAGCACCTATAACTTCTAGAGCTAAAAAGTAATATGGCTGCTAAAGTTAACAAGGCTGAAATGGCTTGTAATAAGCCTAAAAGAACACCTGGTCACGCTAAAAAATCACATATCGTAAAAGCCTGCTCTGGCGGTGTTGAAAAGATAATTAGATTTGGTGAGCAAGGTGCTAGTACGGCCGGTAAACCAAAAGCAGGTGAATCTGATAGAATGAAAGCTAAAAGAGCTTCGTTTAAAGCAAGACACGCTAAGAATATATCTAAAGGCAAAATGTCAGCTGCTTATTGGGCGGACAAGGTTAAATGGTAGTATATGGCATATAAAATGAAGCTTGGAAAGTTGTCAATAGACAATACACCTATATACTTGATTGACACAGAAGAAGGTGTTATGGGTCAAGCTACTAAAAATGGTTCTATATTATTAGATAAAAACTTAAGTAAACAAAATCAGCAGAGCGTTATAAATCACGAAAAGGTTCATTTAGATCAAATGAGAAGAGGTGATTTAGATTATGACGACAATTATGTTTACTGGAAAGGAAAAAAACACTCAAGATCTTCTATGGACGAAGGAAATAAAAAACTACCTTGGGAAAACGAAGCTTACAATAAGAGCAAATAATTATAAGTAACAATTAAATTTAATACAATGAAAAAAGTAATAACAATTATATTTCTTGCTTATTTCTTTAATGTTTCTGCTCAAGAAAAATTTAATGGCATGTGGTATAGTGAAACATCATCTTATTTTACTTTTCTACTTTCTAATAACTCGAAAGTATTTGAAGTGGTAAATATAAGTTTAAACGAGCACAATACTATAAAAGAAGAAATAATTAAACAAACAAAAGATACTTTAGAAACGAAACTATATAATAAGAATAGTAAATATTTAGTTTATATAAAATATTATTTAAAGGCAAAAGACACATTAGTAAGTAAATATAGTGGAGATTTAAACAAAAAAATAATACTAACAAAAATAATATAAAAAAAATGAAAAGTCCTTTTAAAATGAAACCAGGTAGAGGTGATATGGAGAAAACAGGTAGAGATATACCTTTAGCTATGAAGTCAGCTGTTTATATGACTGATCCTGATCCAAAGACAGGTAAAGCAAAAGTAGGTGAAGTTCCAGGTTACGAAGAAATAAAAGAAAGATTTAAAGGAAAGTATACGGTTAGTCCTAAAAAAGGAAAAGTAAACGAATACACTTTATCAGATAAATCTGGCAATACTGTTAGTTATAGAGCTGGCGCTAAAGTAGAAGACAAGAAAAAAGAAGTTGTTGATATTTTAAACGCTTCAATGAAGAAAAAATAAATAAAATTAATTCGGTTTATTTGAGTCTGTAGCTAATATGAGTAGAAAAGAGAAATTAGATCTGTTTCTATCCAGATGGATAAGTAGAAAATTAACAGTATTTGCGATAGCTTCCGTTGCTTTATTCAGCGGAAGCATCGAATCAAATGACTGGGTCATAGTTGCTACAGCTTATATATCTTTGCAAGGAATAACCGATATTGTTGAAAAACTTTACAACGCAAAAAAATGAGCCTAGATGACATAAGACTTTATACGTTAAATGCTTCGGCAATGGCGGTTTCCTTCACAAACGCAGAGAGAGCATTGAAGATATTATTATTGACAGTTTCAATTATTTATACAGTATTGAAAATAATTGAAATGAAAAACAAAAAAGATGAAGCTAACAAATAACTTTAGCAAATCTGAATTTGACAGCAAGGATGGTGCTGAAATGCCAAAAGAGGTTTTAGCAAATGTCAAAAAGTTAGCCAAAGCGTTGCAAGTCCTTAGAGATAACACAGGTAAAAAAATAACCATAAATAGTGGATATAGAAGTCCTTCTCATAATAAGAGCATTGGGGGAGCATCTAAATCACAACATCTTTTAGGTAATGCTTCTGATATTGTTATGGAAGATCATACTCCTAAGCAAGTTTATGAATTAATAGAATTACTTATTGAGAAAGGCGAGCTGCCTGAAGGTGGTTTAAAGGCTTACAGTAACTTTACGCATTACGACATTCGTGGTAAAAAGGCGCGTTGGTGATGAAAAAAATAATCTTGCTACTTTTGCTAGTTGGTTGCGTTTCTAAAAAAACAATCACTGAGTATAAAGATAGGGTTGTGAATGATACAATAATAAAAACTAAAACAGAAATTTTAGTAGAAAGATTTACAGACACATTGACCATCGAACAACCTTGTGATAGTTTAGGCAATTTAAAGCCTTTTAAGCAGCTTATTTCAACAAAGCAAGGTAAAGTATCACTACAAGGGAAAAACAATGTTATAACAGCCGAGATTGACTTAAACGCGTATAAAGAGATCTGGGAAAAGGAATACAAATCTAAATTAGATAAAAACATTATTATAAAAGAAAAAGAAGTTGTTAAATATAAAACACCTTTGTGGTTAATTTTACTATGTCCAATACTGTATGGAGTTGGCTACTTAACAGGTAAGTTTTTATAAAGTACAAAGTCAATAATATATGTAACTATGTTACTATAACAATTAAATTAAATTAAAATTATGAGTGAATTGAAAAAAATCAAAGAAGAACAGTTAAAACAAATTAAAGAGCATCAGTTAAAAATTAATGCATCTTTAATGGATCTTGGATTTCTAGAATCTAAAAAGTTTGAGGTTATGAGTATTCATAATCAGAATGTAAAAGAAATGGAAGAATTCAAAAGAGAACTAGAAGCTGAGTATGGTCCTATAAATATTAATTTAGAAGACGGTAGTTATACTGAACAAGAAACTAAGGAGTAATATGTCTACTATTATAAGAAAAATCAGTATAGGTTCTGACTACAAAAACGACGCAATGCACTACGCTATAGGTCAACAAGTTTATGGTGGTCACGAAATATCGCATATATTGCACGAAGAACCTACTAATTCTTATAGTATATACATCAAAAAAAACAACGAGATTCTGCCATGGAAGAAGTTTAATTCTAACATGGCAATATCTGTTGAATATGATTTAGAGTACTAATGAGAAGCTTGTATGACTTTATAGTTAAACCTATAGAAGGTAGATACAACAATAACAAAGAAGTTGGTGGAAAGAATTTAATACTTAATACCAGTATTGAAGAGTTTAAATTCATAAGTAGAGAAGCTATTGTAGTATCTACGCCATTAGCTTACAAAACACCTATAGAACCTGGAGATAGAGTGATTATACATCACAATGTTTTTAGAAGATATTATAACCAAAAGGGAGAAGCTGTTGACAGCAGTAAATTTTTTAAAGACGATTTATTCTTTTGTCAATTGGATCAAGTTTATCTTTATAAAAAAGATATTAAATGGTTAGCTTTTGGAGAAAGATGCTTCGTATCTCCTGTAAAGAATAGAGATACGTTTTCTTTGGACAAAGAGAAAAAAGGTGTTGGTATATTAAAAATTGGTAATAGTTCCTTAGAGTCGCTAGGAATCAACGTAGGAGACTTAGTTTCATTTAAATCAAACAGAGAGTTTGAATTTATTGTTGATGAAAAGAGACTTTATTGTATGGAATCAAATGATATTTTATTAAAGTATGGACACGAGAGAAGCGAAGAAGAATATAATAGCAGCTGGGCAAAAAGCAGTTGACGAACTTATAAAAGTCGCTGAGGAAAAAATAGTAGACTCAGGTGATGATATTACAGCTGATAGACTTAAAAATGCTGCAGCTACAAAGAAATTAGCTATTTTCGATGCTTTTGAAATACTTAACAGAATAGAGCAAGAGAGTAATTTATTAGAAGAAGGTTCTAAAGAAGTTAAACAAGAGAAAACTTTTAAAGGTTTCGCTGAAGGAAGATCTAGGTAATGTATCAACAAACTTTAGTAAAGACACTAGAAAATCACATAAAGCCTAATCTATTAGAGAAAAACAATAGATATAAAAAGTGGAGTAGAGGTTATAACGCTGATATAGATGCTGTTATAATAAGTAACGATGGAACCATAGGTGAAGTTATAGAGATACAAAATCTAAAAATAGCTCTACCTCAAAAACCTAAAAAAATATACAAAAGTTCTGAAGATAAAAAAGAGCAGAAGTGGAGTAGGTTGGAATATCCAAAAGAACTAGAAAGAATAAAAAGCGTATTTGATTGGGATAGATGTACCAATGAATTTAAAGAGAAATGGTACGACTATATTGATACTGAGTTCAAAAGAAGAGATGAAGGGTTTTGGTTTTACAATAACGGAAATCCAACGTATGTAACAGGTTCTCATTATATGTATTTACAGTGGTCCAAGATTGATGTTGGAGCTGCTGATTATAGAGAATCAAATAGGTTATTTTTTATATTTTGGGAAGCTTGTAAAGCTGATGAAAGATGCTACGGGATGTGTTACCTTAAAAATAGACGTTCTGGTTTTTCATTTATGGCTTCTAGCGAAACAGTTAGCCAAGCAACAATATCAAGTGATTCTAGATTTGGTATACTATCAAAATCAGGAGGAGATGCAAAAAAGATGTTTACTGACAAGGTTGTACCTATATCAATAAATTATCCATTCTTTTTCAAACCTATACAAGACGGTATGGATCGTCCAAAAACCGAACTTGCTTATAGAATACCAGCGTCTAAGTTAACTAGAAGAAAGTTTAATGACGGTGTTGTAGATGAAGATATTGCTGGGTTAGATACTACTATAGACTGGAAAAACACGGGAGATAACTCTTATGATGGTGAAAAGTTGAAAATGCTAGTTCACGACGAAAGTGGTAAATGGGAGAGACCTGATAACATATTAAATAACTGGCGAGTTACGAAAACTTGTTTAAGATTAGGTAGTAGAATTGTTGGTAAGTGTATGATGGGATCAACATCAAATGCTTTAGACAAAGGTGGTAAGAACTTTAAAAAATTGTATGATTCATCAGACGTTAGAAATAGAAACCGCAATGGCCAGACTAGCTCAGGATTATATTCTTTGTTCATACCTATGGAATGGAACTACGAGGGATTCATTGATGCTTATGGCGTACCTGTATTCGATAAACCAAAAAAAGGTACCGTAGATGCTAGCGGTCAAGCTATAGAGTATGGTGTTATAGAGCATTGGGAAAATGAAGTTGATGGTTTAAAAAACGATCAAGATGGTTTAAACGAATATTATCGTCAATTCCCAAGAACTGAAAAACACGCTTTTAGAGATGAAGCTAAAATGTCTCTTTTTAATTTAACTAGAATATACGAGCAAATAGACTACAACGAAGAACTAGCTAACGATAAAATGGTTACTAGAGGTAGTTTTCAGTGGAAAAACGGTATAAAGGATACATTGGTTGAATTTATACCAAATAAAGATGGTAGGTTTTTAGTTAGTTGGATTCCACCAATAAACTTACAAAACAAGATTATAGTAAAAAACGGCATTAAATATCCTGGGAACGAACATATAGGCGCATTTGGTTGTGATAGTTATGATATATCGGGCACTGTAGATAAAAGAGGTTCTAAAGGATCTTTGCACGGTTTAACTAAATTCAGCATGGAAGATGCTCCTATTAATATGTTTTTCTTAGAATACATAGCTAGACCTCAAACAGCTGAGTTATTTTTTGAAGATGTTTTAATGGCTTGTGTTTTTTACGGAATGCCAATATTAGCAGAAAACAATAAACCAAGATTATTATATCATATAAAAAGAAGAGGTTATAGAGGATTTTCTATGAATAGACCAGATAAAGTTTTTAGTAACTTATCTGTAACTGAAAAAGAAATAGGTGGTATACCTAACTCTAGTGAGGATATAAAACAAGCACATGCCGCAGCTATAGAGTCTTATATAAATGATTTTGTTGGTGCAACTGAAAGAGGATATGGAAATATGTATTTTCAAGAAACATTAGAAGATTGGTCAAGATTTGATATAAACAATAGAACAAAATTTGATGCGACAATAAGCTCTGGATTAGCAATTATGGCTTGCAACAAAAATAGATATACACCAGTTTTTAAACAAGACAAAAAACCTGTTTCAGTATCTTTTGGTAGATACAATAACTCAGGTAATATTTCAAAAATAATAACATAAATGATTTACAAAACCGTAAATAGTACCTTTCCAAGTCAGGTAGTACCTGATTCAGAGAAACAAAGCTACGAATATGGACAAGCTGTCGGTAGAGCTATAGAAAACGAATGGTTTCGTGGTGATCGTGGTGCTGGCTCAGGTGGAAGGTTTGGTAATAATTGGCAGAACTTTCATAGATTAAGATTATACGCTAGAGGAGAACAATCTGTTCAAAAATATAAAGATGAGCTTTCTGTAAATGGGGACTTGTCTTATCTTAATTTAGATTGGCAACCGGTAGCGGTATTGTCTAAATTTGTTGACATAGTAGTAAATGGTATGACTGACAAAGGTTATGAAATAAAATCATTTGCAACAGATCCAGTAGCTTTAAAACACAGAACGGATTATACAGAAGCTTTAGCTAGAGATTCTTTTGCTAGAGATTTGATAAGACAAGCGAAAGAGAATTTAGGCGTAGATCTAAGATCGACAACTATAGATGAAGAGGATTTACCAGAGAACAAAGAGGAATTAGAGTTGCACATGCAACTAAATTATAAGCAAGCTGTTGAGATAGCTGAAGAAGAAGTTATAAATAATATACTAGACTTCAACAGATACGATGAAATAAAGAAAAGATTAGCTAGCGACTTGACTATTTTAGGTATAGCTTGTGTAAAGACTGATTTTAATTTATCTGAAGGTGTTACTGTAAAATACGTCGACCCAGCTAACCTAGTTTATTCTTATACTGAAGATCCTAACTTTGAGGACATATATTATGTAGGTGAAGTTAAAGGTGTTTCTTTACAAGAACTTAAGAAACAGTTTTCACATTTAACAAATGAAGAACTAGAGGAGATACAAAAATATCCTGGGCCACAAAATTATACTAGACAGTATAATGGTCAAGACGACAATTATGATACAATACAAGTTTTATATTTTGAATACAAAACATACACTAACCAAGTATTTAAAATAAAACAAACTGATAACGGTTTAGAAAAAGCTATAGAAAAAAACGATGGATTTGATCCACCTATCAATGATAGTTTTAGTAAAGTATCTAGATCAATAGAAGTTCTTTACAGTGGAGCAAAAGTGTTAGGGCATAATAAAATGCTAAAATGGGAATTGGCTGAAAATATGACTAGACCTTATAGCGACCAAACTAGAGTGGAGATGAACTACGCTATATCTGCTCCTAGAATGTATAAAGGACGTATTGATAGCTTAGTTAGTAAGTGTATCGGTTTTGCCGATATGATACAGATAACACATTTAAAGATACAGCAGGTTTTATCTAAAATGGTTCCTGATGGTATATTTGTTGACGTAGATGGCTTAGCTGAGGTTGACTTAGGTAATGGAACTTCTTATAATCCACAAGAAGCTTTGAATATGTACTTCCAAACTGGTAGTATTGTAGGTAGATCTTTAACTCAAGACGGTGATCCTAACAGAGGAAAAGTTCCTATTCAAGAACTACAGTCTTCTTCAGGTATAAATAAAATACAAGCTTTGATACAGACTTATCAGTACTATTTACAGATGATAAGAGATGTTACTGGGCTTAACGAGGCTAGAGATGGTAGTATGCCAGCTAAAGACTCTTTAGTTGGGTTACAAAAATTAGCAGCAGCTAATTCAAATGTAGCTACAAAACACATATTACAGTCATTAATGTATGTTACTGTTAGAACGTGTGAGAATATAAGTTTAAGGGTTGCTGATATGCTTAGCTTTCCTTTAACTAGAAACGCTTTGATGAATTCTATAAATACATTTAACGTTGGAACATTAGAGCAAATGCAATATCTTAATATGCATGAGTTTGGAATATTTTTAGAGTTAGAGCCAGAAGAAGAAGATAAAGCTCAACTAGAGAAGAATATACAAATAGCCCTGCAAACAGGTGGAATTGATTTAGATGACGTTATTGATATACAACAAGTATCTAACATTAAGTTGGCAAATCAAATATTAAAACAAAAGAAAAAGCAAAAGATAAAACAAGCTAAAGAAAGTCAGTTACAAAACATACAGGCTCAGGCGCAAGCCAATGCTGAAACGGCTGAAAAAGCTGCTTTAGCAGAAGTACAAAAGCAACAAGCTTTAGCTCAGACTGAATTACAGATAGAACAAGGTAAATCTCAGTTTAGAATCCAGCAGTTGCAACAAGAAGCTGAAATTAAAAAGCAGTTAATGGCTGAAGAATTTAACTACAGTATGCAATTAGCTAGAATAAAAGTTAACTCAGAATACGAGAAAGAGAAAGAAAAAGAAGATAGAAAGGATCAAAGAACAAAAATACAAGCTACTCAGCAATCTGAGTTGATTGATCAAAGGAAAAACGATTCTTTACCAAAAGACTTTGAATCATCGGGTAACGATGTTTTAGGTGGATTTGGTTTAGGTGGTTTTGAACCTAGATAAAATTGTAACTATTTAATTATATTATATTATGGAAGTAAAACAAGAAGGAGATTTCAAAATGAAATCAAAACCAAAGACGCCA